GCGGGGCGCTCATTTGCAGCACGCCGCCGTCGTTAATAAACGACACACCTACAAAGACGAAGTTGTATTGAAACGGAACCGGAATGGATCGGTTATTGATGAGCTGATTTAGTGCGGTGAACACCGGGCCGGCAAATGACGAGATGGTGAATGTATTGCCTGACACCGTAATGGACGGAGGAAGATTCAAGACAGGAAGGTCGCTTCCGTTCGGCCCGTTGATAAATCGACTTATGCGATTTTTCAGCCACTGCATCGTGAAGACTTGACCATCCCCACGGTACAGAATCCATGTCAGTACTCGCTTGTATATATCGTCCGTGGCAATGGAAGAAAGACCCGACGACTCATATAGTAGGCCGTCATAGTCCAGCACGTCATACGGGACGCTGTTGTAACCAGCGGTGACATACTTCGTCTGTGTGGCGAGAACGGGTCGCGCGACACCATAGACGCCTTGGCCAAGCCAATCGAGAAGTGATCCTGTGATGTTGGGCGAGACATAGAGGCCAAAGGGCGTACCCGTGAACCAGTCCAGATAGCCTTGCGCTAGCGCGTTTTGCGAGGCAACGAACGCCTGAAGGTCCGCATCATCGGAATACTCTTGATACAGATAGGACGGGATAACCGTTTGCAGTGGGGTGGTGGAAAAGGATTCGATCATGCCGAGCCATCCGTTTCACCGATTAAGGTGCAAGTGGTGTGCGAGACGTTCGTGCCGCCACCATTGAAGAAGTTGATAGTGAAGGGGTATTCGCGGTTTCTTGAACCTGACGAAGAACCTTTCGTATCTGTGGTGTAGTAGGTGCTTGGATTGCCCGAGACGATGACCGGGCTAGCGGCTGGGTTGGTTACAATGCCCCCTGCGTCCAGGTCACCTATGCCGACGGCATAGCTACCCCACAGGTATTGCACGTTGATTGAGCCGGCAGGCACGGCGCCCGAGGTGACCAGGTTAAAACCCGTGGAAGGATTGGACGTGTAAAGCTGCCACGTCGTACCCGACACAATGCGGAAGCCGATGACAGCAAACCCGGTGGAATAGAGCGGTATGGAGTAAACCGACGAGTACGAAAAACCATTGATAGAAAGCGGTGAGGCATAGCTTGTGGTGCCATACGCGGCATACAGCGTGTTCAGATCAGCGTTGACGCTTTCGATGCCTGTCGCTGCTGCTGCGGTGCCATAACTGAGCTTGGCAAACTGATCACTTAGCTCACCGGCATCATCGGAAATACCCGACACGCGGGCTTTCGTTGTGCCTGCCACATAGGGGGCAAAGATGGCGCTGAGTAGCACGCCATTGGACTTGATGCCGCTCATTACTTCGCTTCCAGCTTGGCGAGGCGTTTCTCAAGGGCCGCGATGACCTTGGCCTGGCGGTCGATCTCCTGACCCGCCCACATGGCTTGCTCGTAGGCAATGCCGAGCATGTTGACGGCGAGACGTTTGACCTTGCGCGGCGCCTTGGGATCAACCACGTATTCAGAGACAAGGGCGGCATCAAAGCGCTTCGCGGCCTGCGCCGTGCAACCTTTGCCTGACGCGTTGATGTCAGTACGGTCGTAGCTGACGAAAGGAAGCTTGCGGTGAATTGGTCGCGGCTCAACCACCTGAATGTTCGTTTTCAGGCGAGCATCGGAGGTGTTGAAGTTGGCGATGCCCACCGACGTAACCGTTCCGCCAATGGTGACGTTGGCGCTAAACGATGCCGATGTGGCTGAGAGTGCCAAGCACGACCACGCGCCCGCATAGGTAGCTGCGCTGGTGGATCGTGCGATAGATAGCACGGTGTTGAGCACAGCCCCCGCATCAGTGTATGAGGTCAGCGTGTAGTTGGCGCCGATGTTGGCACCGCTTTGTGCTGACTCATCGCCCAGCTTTTGCAGCCAGCGAGCCACACCTGCCGTTTCACCTTGCAGGCCCGAGTATGTAGTGCCCGCCGTGGGGCTATTGAGCTTGAGAACGGAGCTTGTCGAAGCTGGCGATATAGTGAGCTGGCCCGTGAGTGGCGAACCACTACCCGCCGCCAATGGCAAGTAACCACCCGCCACGAAGCTCTGCATCTGCCCCGCCGTGGGTCCGTTGTAAACGTAATCCCCCACCAGCCACGACAGCGCCGTGGTGCCCTCCTGCGCACGCATCACCGTCAGCGTTGAACCCGTGATCGCCGTGGCGTACACGATTTCAAAGTTATTGCGCGTTCCCTGATCATTCAGCGTCAGGACGTAATAGGCACCCACCGGAATGGATGCTGGCAGGTTGACCGAGCTTTCCAGCGTGATGCTTGTCGCGCTGGAGGAAATGGCCGACGCCAGTCCGGTGTTGACGTTGTTGGTAAATACGAAGGTGCTCATTTAGTTTCCCGATCAGACTTGGGTGACGGTGACGCCCGTGGCGGAGCAATAGAAATAGCTTTCGAGGTCCGATGCAATAATGCTCGTCCCCGCGCCAGGTGAAGCCACCACGCCGTTAATCGTCACTACAAAAGTGAGTGTCGTGACATTGGAGGGTGCGATCACTTGAGCCGCCGCGTTCTGGAACGTAGCCTGCATCTCAAGCAGGTTAATGGGCTGCCCCACATAGATGGAGTTGAGATAAGTCTGTATGGCTGGCGCAGCCAGCTGATTGACGGCAGTGCCCGCGGTAAAGCTGGGAAGCGTGGTATTCCACGTCACCGCCACCGTCACCACCTGCTGCGGCGGGTTAACAAACGTGATGTTGTAGGTATTCGGATTCTGGTAGATCGAGACGTACACATTGCGCGGGTTTGGCGTCAGCGTGGCGCCTCCCGTATATGTGCCAAAAGCCGATCCATCCGTGGTCGTCGTGATCGTGGTCGCCGTGACGGACGCCACCGTATAGGTCACGTCAAAGCCTGTCGGTGTAGCGCCCGTTACCGCGAAAGTCTGTCCAGCGATGTACCCGTGATTGAGGTTGGTCGTAATAACCACCGGGTTAGCCGCGGTCATGCCAGTGATGGCAAGTTGCGACCCCTGAATCGCAGCAATGTCCGGCACACCCTGAAGGATGGCCGCGCCTACCGCATAGGCATCACCTCCACCGCAAATGATCTGCCAACCTCCTGAGACGGCATTGATCGAGACAAGCTGTGGCTGCACTCCCGTGATCTTGTTCAGCAGGGTTTTGACGTATTCCGGCGTGCCCACGGACGTCATCTGCCCAGCCTGTATGACGCGTGAGCGATAGCTCTGCACGCTTTCGGCGCCCGTGGCCGGCGTTCCTGCCTCGGTGTTGTTCACCGTCAGCGTGTAAGCACTGGGCACGGAGGTGATGATCTGGTTGACTGTATCGGCAGGGATGGCGAATGTTCCGGAGGTGGTGGCCACTGCGTAGAGTTGTGGGCTATATCCGCCCGTCTCGATCACTCCACCGTCTTGCAGCGCGAACTGATGCGATCCATCGGACACCGTGAAGCCCGGCGACAAAACATAACCTGCCGGGCCGGCGAACTGAACATAAACGCTGGCATTCGTGGGCGTTCCTTGAGGCATGCCAAACTGTGCCCCGAGCTGGGCGAGCACGAAGGCGTTCGCCCCGTAAGGCGTCACGCTATTAAGCGTTTCCACGCGGGACTGATCCATCACGACCAGAGCACCCACATCCGTGGAACTGATGTCCTCGATCAGCGATCCCGGAAGGTTTGCCGTGTAGCCGGGATTGGTCGACGCTACGCCGTTGATCAGTTCGGCGCGCAACGTGGCGGCAGGCGTAGGTACCGGCCCTGCGCTTGTCATCACAAGCGGGATGGATGTCGTCATGTGGGCAAGTCCGAGGTCAGCACAGCGCCGCTATGCGCGACTGCCGATACGTTGTATTGAGGAGGGAATGCCCCCGAAGCGCGATTGATCGCCAGGGATGCGAAGTAAGGAGCAAACCGCGTCTGTGCCTGCATGGCGTAGTAGTCGGGAAATACCTGCGTGATGACCGTCTGGTATTGCGGTATGCCGTAGTTCGCATAGAACGGCGACTCGCCCAGATTCAGCTTGAGCACCTGCGCCAGCGTGGTCAGGTATACGTCATCGTCAAATCCCGCCGAATCGGTACTGACTTGCACCCATGTGTAGGTGCCGTCCGGGTTGTAGTTGCGTCCATAGGTTCTGATAGTCCTTCCCCTTAAACTGGTGGGCCAGAGTTGCTACCGCCCGACTGAACGCCGCTATGGACGTGGGTCTCAAACAAAATACCGTCGATGGCCACACCGGAGCTGTTGATGGTCACCGTCTTCCCGCCACCCGTCAGCGTGATGCCAGACGAATCCAGCTTGATAGTGTTGGATCCAAAGGTAAGCGTCGTGCCGTTTTGATCTGTGACAACCTGCGAGGTCGTCCCCGTGGTGGTGCGGATAATCGCGCCGTTCGGGCCTTGCACCTGCGCCGCGTTCTGGTCAATCGGTGGAGAGGCTTTGCTGCTCACTGGAACGAACACCAGCGCGGACAGGTTGCCGGGTCGTGTCAGTGTCGCTGTACCTCCACCTAGACCGCTGATGCCACCCATATAGGCGTCGGCTGGCATCGTGACGCCCAAGTCACCGACCTGCGTGGGCATCCGTATCCACGAACTTTCCGCCTTAGGCATCGTGATCTGAGGAAGCGTCAGTGGCGCCGCGTTGACCTCAAAGGCAACCGTCACCAAGGCCCCCGAAACGGCAACCACGCGGCACGGGAGCGCCCTCCCTGTACTCTGTATGGCTGACAAAGCGCGTCGCTGTGCGCCCTGATTGAGCGTCTTTTGTAGCCAGAGCTTCGTGTAGTTGCTGGCCATTACACAGTCACACAGTTAAAGACAGTGACCCAACTCGCCGCATCGGATGATCGGAAGTTGCCAATCTGGCGAAGTTCGGAAACGACGAAATTGTTCTGGAACGTGCTCTTGTATTTCAGGCTTGACGGCAGCGAAGCGGCGGAAGTCGAAACAAACCCCGGAGCGTTCTGCAATCCTTTGGGCATCGTGATAATCGACCCGATTTGCAGATCGGCACGCATGACGGTTTTCACCTGAAGCGTGTTGACATCAATCCACGTCGGCTGCCCAACAAAGTCGTTGAAGTTGAGCTGGACCGGAGCCGGCGAATAGGTCTTGTCCAAGACAATGATTTTCCCGGCCTGAATCGTGATCTCAACACGTCCGTTAAAGTTATGCTCGGTATAGTCTCCTACGTACGTGGCAAGATCATCCAGCGTCGTAGCCGCGTGGAATTCGTCATGGTTCTGCACCAGATCGGCACTGATGTTCATGCTGATCGGCAGGTCGGGGTAGGCCACCTGCAGGCAGTGCGTAAGCGCATCGGCTAGCCGCTCGCCCTTGGGCCAGATCAGCGTCAGATTACCTTGGTTCTGTGGGGTATAGATGGAAGGAAGGAGAACGAGATCCAGTGTCATCTCCGTACCCTCCCAATTTCCGAAGGCTTGGAACACTTTCCCGGCGATGATCGTTCCTGCCTGAGCAGGATTGGCTAGAGGAAAGCCGGCCTTCATGCCGGCCTTCATGATCAGATACATGCCAGCAAACTGCGTGGCTTGGCTCACGTCCTGCAGCGATACCCCTTCGATCGTCAGCGTCTGGCCACCACTAGGCGTGCCGTAAGGAAGTACCGGCATGTCGAACTCGATGTTCAACGCGCCGGAGTCATAGACACCCCTTGGATAGGATGACCACTGCTTTGCCGCCACCGATGATCCTGTCGGCGTGAGGGTGATGTTGTAATACCTCATGGGGTTTGTTCAAAATTCCCGGTATCCTCGCGGAACAACAGCGTGGACGCGGTAAAGATGTTGGGCGCGAGATAGATGTCTGCGCCAAGCGGTGAGCCCACAAGTGCGCCGGCCCAGATAGTCGCGCCGCTCTGATCGGATAGCGTCAGATACCAGCGCTGACCAGCTAGGTTCCACATCACTGCGCCGTTGTAGCTCTGGCCGTCCAGGGTGAAGATGGTGGAGAACGGAGGTGTCGCATTATTGTTGGGCGTGAAGGCAATCAGCGTGGTCATAGCGGCTGCGACAAGTAGCTGATGACGGACCCGGCGGCATTCGTGATGCTGCTCGCCGCGCCTTGTGCCGGCGATCCCGCCAAGGCACTCGCGCTAGACCATCCGCTCGATGTGACCTGGGAACCGCCCGATATCTTGCTCATAAGGCTGTTGTATGCCAAGGCAGCTTGCTGCTGGGTGACCAGTGGTTTTACAAAGTCAAGCTGGTATTCCACCTGTTTCTGTTTCGTCGTGCCGCTGGTGATGTCCGTCATGGCCGTCATCAGACAGTTGGTATACAGAAAGGCCGGCGTAGCGATGTGGTAAGAGCCGCCTGCGTTGTTGTGCTGGTTGAGTGAGTTCTGCAGGGATGTGAAGATGGCCAGCTTCGTCAGATACCCGGCCGTATCCTTGACTGGCGCGATCATGTTCAGCGAGATGTTCAGCGGCTGCTGGATGATCGCGTTGGCGGCCACTTGCTGATTGGCGAAGGGATATGTGCCAATGGTGTTGCTGATCAGCGTACTTCCGGGCAACGGCAGGTAACGGGCGAAGAAGTCATCCGTGGAAAGTGACCTGGTTGTGGCAATGCCCTGCACCAGCGACGCAGCTTGACCCACTAGAGCGATGATGGGCAACATGCCGCCCGTCGTGCCGGAAGCGATACCGTCAACAAGAATGATGGGCGAGACCTGAAAGGCGAGGTCGTAGGTTGATCGGAAGGCAGAGGAAAGATTACTCATCATATCCCCGCCGCGTTAGCAGAAACGGCGACGTTTGTGCCGGACTTGTTGTTGATTGTGATCTTCACTTCGCGCTTCGTCTGTGCCAGATCGCGCAATACGCGGTTGATGAAGTTTTGCGTCTCCTTAGGCGCGTGGCTTTCCCAATTCGCTCCATAGGTATTAACGGCCTTATCGACGCCACTAGGGTTCCAGTTCCATGCGCCGATTTCCTTTCGGATATCACCCTTGTACCTTTTCTGAAGCTGATGCAGGAGTACCGCTCCACCCATAGCTGACTGGATTGGATCGTAGGGATTCTGGACGCCAAGGGCTGAGGATACTTTAGGCATAAGCTGCATGAGTCCTTGTGCACCCTTCGATGACAACGCCATGGGATTGAACCCCGACTCATTTGCCGCCAGGGCGGATAAAATGCCATGGGGAATGTTCTGCGCTCCCTCTAGTTCGGAAAACGTCTTCTTGTATTTTTTCGGCTCCCTCAGCATGGCCGGATTGACGCCATAGGAGCTTGAATACGATTTCAGCCAATGGGCAACCACGCTGTCTTTATCGGCTAGGTGCGACTTGCCAGACTGGATATCGTTGTATTTATTTCCCGCCCATGCAGCCTGCTTCAGCCCCTCCGTAGTTGGAGCCAGCGCCGCGTTACCCGTTCCTGCCGTTCCTGGATTTAGGATACTAGCCGCTTTGGAAATGGCGTTTACAATGATTTTCAGCCCAGCCCCAAACGATTTTACGTCACTCTGGAAGTCCGCCGACCCAAGGTAGTTCGCGAAGGTCTGCAAACCGTTCTGTATGGACCTCAGGTTCTTATCGGTGAATATCCCGTTGATCAGGATCTCCGCATCCTTTTCCAGATGCGTCATGAAGGAGCCAAGCGTGGGAGCCAGTGCCGTCAGCTTATTGGTTAGAGCAGTCTCCAGCTTCTGACCGGCAAGCGTCAGCTGGCGCGTGAAGCTATACAGTGCGTTGGTACTCTTGCCGCTGATGTTGAGCGTGCCTGAGTCACGATTGAACTGTGCCTGCGCGGACTGCAGTTGATCGAGCGGCGTAGCACCCAGACGGCGCATATCCTCCAGCGTGAGGCCCGACTGCATAAAGCCCGTGGCCTTCAGATTGGCGTCGGTATGCTGCGCCGACGGCGTACTGTTCCACCAGTTGTGCGCTTTGATGGCGAGGCGACCGGACACATCCGCCGCATTCATGCTGCCGAGCTGACTCTGCCCCATGCCAGTTGCCATGCCTAGCCACATGCGCCCCTGATAACTGTTTTGGGCATTGGCCACGCTGCCGAGAATCGACGGGTTGAGATAACGCCCGAAGTCGGTATTGAACGCCCGGTATTGCCCCGTCGTCAGGCCCAAGCCGAGCGCCGAGCGCTGGTTGCCTACCGCCGCGCCGGCCAACTTGTCCGCGCCAAACGTAGCCCCCGCAAACAGTCCCGTGCCCCATGCTGCCGTCTTGAACAGGAACTTGCCGATGCCGAAGATGGAATCAGAGACCTTCTTGGCCTCCTTGGCCATGTTTTTCAGGCCGGACTCACTGTGTCGGGTGGCCACCTGGAACTGCTTCTGCGCCAGCGTGCCCTCCTTGAGCTGCTTGGTGACATCGTGAGCATGATGCGAGGCGCGCAGCATGGATTCCACCAGCGCGCCCGAGGCGGCTGCAAAACTCTTCGCCGCGGCCTTGGTTTCCGCGTTAACCTTTTTCCATTCCTCCGGGAGCGTGCCGATGCCCTCCTGGAACTCCTGAAACATCTCATAGAATTCCTTGAACTGCTTGTCATTGATGTCAATATCAATGATGGGTTTATTCGGCATGAGGGTTAGCCTTTCGCCTTGAGCAGTTCAATAAGGTAGCGTTCGCGGAATTCGCGGGCGGACTTGTGAGGGAAATCGTATTTCTCGAACACATCCTGAAATCCGAACCCCGCTACTTGACTTAGGACGGAACCGACGACGCCGCCTTCTTTGCGGAAGATCCTTCCTTCGTCAAGGTCGGCAAGGAACTGGCGAACGCCGAAAGTGGAGAGGATGTGCTCGACCCCTTCAAGAGCGAAGCTGTCGCCTGCGCTATGCGTTCGCGTTCCGCCCGGCGCCCCATCGCATAGTGGCAAGTAAAAAAAGTGATAGCAGACTCCGCCTCGCGCCATTCATCCGCATCAATGATTTTCTGCTGGATAGCCGCGTCCACAGGAAGGGAATCCCAGCCATCCGGGCCCGGAGCAAGCACCATCGTCAGGCGTTTTAATTCAGCGAGCAGCGCCGTTGCAGCGCCGTCCTTGGGATTGCCAGCATCATCGAAGTCGCCCCGGTCCGCGGCATCCTTCTTGGCCTCGTCCTTGAGCGTCAGCGCCGCAATACGCGGGCCGGCGTCCATCTGGAAATAGGTGCCCTTGCTGGCAAGGCTGGATTTGGTCGCGGCAAGGATTCGATAATTCGCCTCGAACACTTCGCGCGAGATAGGCGTGTGAAATCCATAGACTTGCACGCCTTTGTCGTCGGACCGGATCGGCACGACAAGATTCAGATTTTCGTTGATTTGCATGGGTTGTCCTTATGCTCCATGGGTGAATAGCCCCTTACCTGACGCTGCGGCAGGCAGTAAGGGGCTGCTTTTCGGGTTTCCCCTAGCCGCAACGATGCATCAGACCAAGTTCCACAAATCGGAGTTGGTCTGATAGATGCCCTTGATCATCACTCGCACAACGGGGTCCATACCGTCAAAGGCGCCAGGCTCGATGTCTCCGATCACACAGTTCTGCAGGGTGATCGGGGCAAACGCGGCTGTATCGCTGTAGACCGTAACTGGACCGATCGCACTCTGAGTACCGCCTTGATCAAGCCATGCCGAAGCAAGTCCCTGCGGGCGAAGAAGACCAACGGTGACGCTGGCCATCACATACGGCTCAGGGGAAGTGACGCCCCCCGTAGCCGTGGGGATCAGCTCAGCAAACGCGCCCTGAAACGAAACCGTCGCGAACGATTTGCTCATATAAGGCGCTGTGATATTCAGGTTGGGATAGTTGGGCACAACGATCGAGACGCGAACTCGATTCAGCGTGCCCTGCGGGACAAGCGGCGGATTAGCCATGACTGCTCCTTACGCTGCGAACTGCACAGCGTCCAGATTGAAGGTGATGGTGAGGAAGCCGGTCTGGCCCACGATGGTGGCGGAGAGCCCGTTATAAATGCCCGCGTTGTAATCGCTCGGGTTGGCCTGCGTGTAGGTATAAAACGGCACGGCGTTCACGGTGACACTCAGCGCGCAACCGAACGAAACGGCCGAGTCACCTATCTGCTGTGCCGTGGCTTGCAAGGTGTTGATGCCGGGCTGGTCGTACAGCAATGGCGGTTGACTATTTGAGCCGTTGATGATCGCCGCCGCCAGCGCCTGCTTCAGTTGAATGCGGCACCAGTCGATGCCATACCACCATGCAGCTTGCTCGCCATCCATGGTGGTGCCTTTGAACTGGGCTGACGTCGAAATGCCGCCTTCGGCTCCCGTGATGACCAGATTGCCGAACGCAGTAAGCACGGTGTCCAGACTGGTCGCGTTGCCCATCTGTGCCCATGGCACAACGCCATAGAGGTAGCGATAGGACATCGGGGCAAGCTTGTTGGCCGTGCTCGGCTTGTTGACCAGCCATTGATAGAAGAACGCCGCCGACTGCTGCTCGGTACTTGACGCCGAGGGGCTTGGAACGACTGCAAACACCGCTTTGTTGGCCGCATAGACGCTTATGTTGCCCACGGATGTAGTGACGAAGAAATACGTCTGTCCGCTGGGGCTTTCGTAGTTCGCGGCCATGGTGTTCAATGCAGCCGCCTGCGCATCCCACGAACCTGGCAGCAGGTAGGCATAGAACACCTGCGGGTTGCTGTATGTGGCGATCCACGTATTCAACGCCGCGATAGACAGGGCCGCCGTGGTGAGAGCTCCCAGTTCAAGCACGTACAGACCCACCGAACCGCCTTGAGCAAAGAACGTCGTGGCGGAGTTGGTCAGGAAGGCCGAGCCGGGAGGGGTGTATGTTCCCGGCGCCGTTTCTGTCCCCGGACTAGCTGCCAAAGGATAGGTGAACGTGTCGGTGCCCGTCACGGTGGCGAGGAACGTGCCGTTATAAGCCGCGGGCGTTGCGCCTGCGATAGTGGTAAGGAACGTTTCGCCAGTGGCCAGTTGCAGCGTGGCGCCGGCCGTTGCTGTCACTACGCCGGTCGACCATGCGAGGCTCGTGATAGGCAGCGAGGCCACAAGAAGTGCAGTGACTTCCGCCAGCGTGCCGCAATACTGGTAGGAACCGGCCGCGAGAGTGGTGCCGCCCGTGGAAACCGCCGCGCCGCTCTGTTGAAGCTGCGAAGGGGATGGCGACTGCGTAACGGTCGTATTGACCGTGACGATGGTGGGGGTGATCGTGGTCGCCATGGGGCGTCCTCCTGATTGTTACGCGTTGAATATCAGATAGATGCCGAGATTTGTAATAACGCCATTATCAGGTGCGGTTGCCCAAGTGAAATTAACTACCGTCCCTGAAATGGATGCCGTAGGAGTCACACCTCGGTCTACGGTGATCTGATAAATTCCAACTGGGGATTTATTGGGGACGTGATTGTCCGCAGCGATTTGATCGAAGAAATCAAAGCTTGCGGAGGTACTTGTGCCGTCCCCAATAAAGGCAACGCCATATCCGGAAAATGAAGATGGGTTAACAAAGGATATTTGAATGGCCATTATGAGAATGCCACCGAAAACACTTGGGAAGTGCCTGGAACAACAACAATGCCAACGGCACAAGGAAACGTGAAGCTATAGGTGCCAACGGCAAGCGGAATGTTTGCAACAAGATTGGCGGCTGATACGGCACCAGTCGTCGCACAGTCATGAACAGAACCCTCGGAGGCGGTTCCAAGAACATTGTTGTTGACGGTAAAAACGGTACCGGGAGTTGCCTTGACGACGGTCGCAGCGGTGATGTTGAGAACGGAGGCGCTGCCGCCCGGACGCGGAACGATGGGATACTGAGCCATGGTGTTACTCCTTGGTGACGATGGAAGAGCTTGCTTAGGTGGTTAGGCTGACGGATGCCGAAAGGATGAGACGACGTGCCACGGCATCGGCGGTGCCTTGGTAGTAGGAGGCGATAATGGTCAGGGTCTTTTTCATCGCCAGCGCGGCGATTTCCACCTGCCCGCGTTTTTCATCGCGGATGGCAGGCGAGTTGCAGAATCCGAAGTCGTCGGTATTGAGTGAGTAATCAATCAATGCGGCGTAATACTGAATCACCTGCTGGCTGGTGAACCCATAAAAGGTCAGGCGCACCGTGTCACGCATGAGCTGTGACGAAGGGAGCGAATGAAGCGGCGCAGATCCCGATCCCGTTGTCCCAGGCCAGCCATAAATCGGAAAGGCGCCGATGGCTTCCGTTAGTGCGGGCTCGATATGCGCCACGATGTAGGGCGGTTTAACATTGTCTGGCACGAGAAACGATGCATAGACCGGCGCCGCGCTGTTCTGTGCCAGCCAGATCGGCAGGCTATTGGACACAATCGGTTCAACGGGTAAATCAAGCGCAGAGGCGACTAGTTGCGAGGCGAGCGCCGGATACACCGCATAGCCGCTGTAGTGCCACAACCCGGACTGCTGATAGAACGATCCATGATCAGCAAAGGCGATCTGGATCGTCGCGCCGTCTACCGTCCACGCCCCAATCCACATCGTGCCGGGGCTGATGGCATTGAGCTGGGTTATTTCCTCGGTCGCTGTGAAAACAAAGCGATTGATGGCAATCGTCTGGTCTTCATCCTGGTGCCGGTCGGTGATGTAATGCAGCGAGCCGTTAAAGTCCGCTGTGTCGGCACTGGCCACCCAGAAAATATACCCGTCTTCGGAAAGCACCACTTTCGTGTATTGCGTGAAGACAATCGACTGATTGCCCGAAATGCTCGATACGCCCGCTGCCAATGCCGCCTGCAGCGGTGCCGAGGCGGCGGTGGCTTCAGAGAGCAGTGACATCAGTCAATCCATGCGCGGAAACTGGCCTGATACAAGCCGGTATCAATGAATGCTTGCCGTGGCTTGTTCTTCGCCGCGTACGGATGTTTCTTGCGATGATTCACACCTGCATCCGCCGCCTTTATCGGCTGGGTCGTCGGCAACGTGCGCTGCATCTCGCCGGAATCGAGGAAGTCGCGAAAGCGTTCTTCCACCTTGCCCATCGCGGGTTTCAGGTCGAGAAGGCTGATGTGATTGCCTTGCGCGATGCTCTCGATTGCGCCGGCCACTTGATTCACCAGCGTTTCAGCGATGAACCCCTCGTTTAGTTCAAGGAAGGTCCGCATGACGTGATAATCATTCTCCAGGTACTCGGCCACATCCCCGGTCGTCGTCACACCATCTTTGTCGCTGTAGCCGACATCCACGACGCCGAGGTGAAGTTGTTTCACGATACGTCCACCACAGTCGGACCATAGGACTGTGCATAGCCGAGGTATTGCCTCCCCCACGGCGTTTTCTGCACATCGATGTCCGAATACGTGAGGTTCTTCATGAACTCAGGCACCACCAGCGTCTGACTGGTGGCTTCGTCACTGCTTGATGCCACGCCACCTACCACAAAGGACATGAGTGAGAATTGTGTGCGGGCCGAAGTAAAGAACGTCTGCCCGGCCTGATCCTGTGCGATCGTGAGCAGGTGGTGCAGTCCGAGGTTGTAGACCGCGATGACATACAGTCCTTGCGGCATCTGCGGCACTGTGTTGGTTACGTCGAGGGCATAGTCGAACGCCCAGGTGTAGTAGTCCGAGTTAACCGGCAGAATCAGGGCTGTCACGCCCTGCCCTTGGCAGAACGTGATGAAGTCCGCCTGATTCGGTGTAAAGGGATTGACAAAGGCCATCAGCTGATCTTCAGGCTGTCACGGCCGTCTTCAGCGACACCTACCTTGAAATGGATGGCGTCCTTACTGGGTCGCTCGTTGCGTGGCGTGTCCTGATGTACTTCGACTTCAGTCACCTTGGCCATGCGCTTGTTGGTGCGCTTGTCCCGATTGGCCCGGTCAAAGCCCAATGCGGCCTTGGTAGCCTCATCGGCTGACCGCCGCTCCTGATTCTCCACCACGGCCTCGTGGCCAGAGAGAATCTGGCTTTCGGTGATGGCCTTGCCGATGCGGTACAGCAGGCCTGGAAATTGCTTCAGCTTGCTGTTGATCTCGGTCGCCGCGCGGGCGCCGTATTTCTCCAGCTGTTTGACGACGGAATCAATCTGTGCCGGATTCCAGTCGCGCCCCAATTCCACCTGCGTGCCTGAGGGAATGCGGGTGTAATAGGGTCGATTGGATTCCAGCACACGATAGTGATGATTCCAGTCTTGTTTGGTGGTGTTGGCGATGAACAGAGACATGAGGTTTCCCCTTAAAGGAAAAGCCCCTGGGATCCAGGGGCCGAGCATAAAAAAAGCTCCTTTCGGAGCCGCCAGAGTATTGCTGCGAAGTGGTATCAGTAAGCCATGCTGAGCAGATACAGGCCCTGCGGGCGGATACCCCAGCCGGAGGTGATACGAAGCTCCTGCACTTCGGTGATCGCGCCGTCCGGGGTTGGCGTCGGGATCTTCAGCGGAGCGGCCATGTCGGCATATTGCACGTTGACAGCCTTCATGTTCGGATTCACATCCGCGAACACGTTGGTGTTGATGCCATTGATGTCGGGCTGCTCGATCTCCGGCAAGGTCATGATCACCAGATCCGTACCGCCCGCACCCTTGCCGATCAGGGTGTCGTCGTAGAACCACTCGACGGTATCGCCATTGGCCTTGGCGGTCTCGCTTACGACTTCGGCCGTGGTAGCCGTGCCGGCGCCGGGACGCTGATACTGCACGACCTGCACGATGTTGGCATACCCCAACTGCAATCCAATCCGCTGCGGGCAGATGATCTTGATGTTGTTGCCTACCACCGCGCCGGATTGATACATGCCGCTCTTCAGCGCCACGATCTGACCGAGCAGCCACAACGCCATCTCGCCGTTGTCATAGGTCGTCACTGAGTCATTGCCGTAGCTGTCGGGTGGCAACGTGACCGCAGTGGCGCCCGCGGTGTTAACCAAACCTTCGCCATTGGCCGGGCTGAAGCCGTACAGCAACGCGGAGCGCATCTGCTGGAAGATGCCCTGACGCATGGCCAGGTCCTGCGCGTGCGGAAGCGAGATGTTGTAGTTGCCGGCCGCCGCCATGTCGTGATGGTCATAGATCGCGCGGGTGCGGATCAAGTAAGTCGGCGTGGAGAAGTAGCTCGCGGTCAGGGTTGCGCTGGGCAACTGGTTGAACGAGGACTGAGACGCCTGCACATCGGTACGCAAATCGAGCGAGTTGATGTAGACGTACAGGTCTTCGCTGCTGATCTTGACACGGGGCTTGCCACCCTGAAGCGCGGCAAAGGCGCCGGAGGGCTGGGCATACGTGATGATCAGGTCCGGTTCCGAAAAGCTCGGAGTCACCTTGGCCTGTGCGGGAAAGAAATTGCTCATAGCTCAGTGCTCCTTACAGAAGGATGGTGGCAGCAGAACCGGCGACCCACGTCACGGCACCTGTGCCGGAGTCGTAGGCAACAACCTTGCTGCTGGCGTTGATGGAGAGGATCTTGACGTTGAACGCGTTGATGCTGTCGTAGGGGATCAGCTCGTTGTTCGTGAAGTCCCACGACACCTGCTGGGTGATGGCATTACCATCGACCGCGGCAGCCAGCGCAGCACTGCACTTCACGCGGATGCGCGCCCCGCAACCCAGACGGAAATACGGAATCGTGCCGCCGCCGGAAGTGGTCTGTACCGAGTTGCCCGGCACGATCACCATGTTGTAGCCCTGGGTGAAAACGCTGAAGCCCGTGGTGGTGGCGTCATTCGTGGCCAGAGCCAGCGAACTACCCAAGACGCCTTCGCCAGTGGCTGGCACCAGTTCCTGAATCGGCAGACCGCCCCAGACGGGCTGGGTCACCGCCGCAGCGAGCACGCCGGAGTTGAGGTACATGCGTGACGACGGATCGTCAACGAAGTCACCCTGTACGAAGCCCTGAGTGGCCTGCAGAAAGGTGTTCTGCGGAGCCGACGTGAGGGCGGGGTTGAAAGAGACAGTAGCCATCAGTTGACTCCCTTGTTGTGGTTACGATTGATGGTCGCGACGATGCCGGGCGACTTGAAATGGGACAGCCAGGTGTCGATATCGCCGGTATAGCTGGTGACATCACGGCCAGCCGCATCGCGGCGGACGTGCGCGATCAGACGACCCTTGGGTGCATTCGCCGGGTTCATGGCGACCGCTTGCGCATCGGAGTAGATCAGACGCTCGATCGCATCGAAGGCCGCGCCATCCAACGAGTCCAGACGGGCATCTTTCATAGCTGCCGAGTGCTTCTGGAACTTCGCCGCCAGACGCTTGCGGTAGGCAATCGGGCTTTCGCCATGCAGCGGGGCATTGACACTATCGCCGAACAGACGGGCGACACCCTCAGCCTTGGCCTGCGCGGCGCTCAGGGCGTCACGGTCGGCGTTGGAAAGTGGCTGGGACAGGCCATTCAGGCGAGCATCCATGGCGCGGATCTGGGAACGCAGGTCAGCATTCTCCCGCGACTGGGAGTCCTTCCGATCCTTGCGCTCTTCCTTCTCTTCGTCCGAATCCTTGCGCGCATCCTTCTTCTCTTCCTTTTCCTCTTTCTCGCCCCTTTCCTCCTCGGAGTCCTTGCGAGCATCTTCGCGATCTTCGTCCGAATCCTTGCGGTCTGCCTTGGCCTTTTTCTCCTCAGCGACCTTGCCGGCGATCTTCTCGGCAGCTTCCTTGTCGTATCCCTCGCCCTCGACCTTCTTCTCCAGACCGTCGAAACTGTCCTTCTTGGCCGAATCGGCCTCGAACTTGTCGCCACCCTTGTTTTCGATGGCGTCCATACGGGCGCTCATCGAATCGAACCGCTTGCCCAACTCGTCAGCCCACGCCGGGGCCTTATCTTCGTTTGCCATGGTTGAATCCTCGTTGATGTTGACACCGTTAGGCGTGCCGCCCTTGTCCCATACGCCCTCCTCGCAGATGGCGAGATGGTCTAAATAGGACGGTTTACCCTCGATTAGCACCGTTTTGCCATCGGATAACTCGATGGTTTCAGTCGAACCGGCGTCACGGAAAACAACGGCCGGGCTTGTTGAGATGTGCGACGTCAGCATGAGCTGCGCCGCATCGTCATCAAACACTTTTGCAATGCCCCATACCTCATCACCTTTGAGGTAGGGCAAGATGACCATGCCAATGGCACGATCACGGTATTCTTTGGTATCGAGGATTCCCTCGGTGGGGTGCTCGAAGATCAATGGCAGCCCGTTGCAGCGCTCCACGAAATCATCGGACAGGAAGTCTTCCGGTGGCCGATATACGTACTCGTCCAGCGCCTGGCGATAGCTGGTGCCCGTACCCGTTACGCGGACATCGAATAGCCAGATGTTTTCGTATTGCTGCGGGCTGGAAAGCTCGCCGGCCATAATGGCCTTGGCGATATCCAGCTCGTGCATCTGGGCGGATTCGCCCGATCCCGCCGAGTCTTTGCGCGACTCTCTCGACTTTAATTCTTCCTCGATGAGGTTTTTAACGTGCGTTGAGCCAATTCCTTTGTCTCCGGTCTTCTCGATCAGCTCCAATGCCTTTTTTAGATGTTCGGTTTCCTTTCCTTTGAGGTATTCAGCTCCTGCAACATTCTTTCCTCCTTGGAGGGTATTGAATTTCTTTGTAAATTCATGAACGAAAGGAGCCGCCTTTGTTTCTTTCATGGCGACCGGCTCACTGGGGGATGATTTCTCGCCACCGGACCCGGACCCTGACCCGAACTTCCCATCTTCGGCACGGGGATGGGAAGCCTCCTCCCATGCCGCATCAAGACGCATACTGTCCATCGACACAAACTCCTCCCCCACACTTTCCGGTATGCCAAGCGTAGAATGGCCATGGGCTGCCGCTTCCATCGCGTTGTGTTGTTTCTCGCTGACGGACGGCATGGGTATGGGATGTCCTTGAGACTATTCGGAGTTGAAATGAAACGATTCGCTTTACTGCTCGCTCTACTGCCTGCCGTGGCCTTCGCCCAGCAGATGACGCACATGGAAAAGCTCATGGCTCAAGCCATGGCCAAGTCCGCACAACCCGGCTCGGGCGACTTCCCGGCCTCCTGTGACTCACCCATGGCCAACGATCAGATGATGCAGGCGATGCAACAGGTCGTCGGCAACCCGATGGGTGATGTGCTTGAGCAGATCGTCGTGACGCGCCAGGTAGGCGAGACCACCGACGACGGGTACTCCTGCATGATCGCAGCCATCTGGCGTGACCATGTTCGGCAGCATGGCTTGCTGTCCTTCATCAAGTCGCCCAATGGCGTGATTGTGAATTGGCACCCGTTCGGGTACTAAGCCGCCCTAACCCGCGTCTCACTCAGCAACTTGCGCCCCTTCTCGGTCAGCATGTCGTCGGGAAGGTCGCGTAGGTTCGTGTAATAGACGACGTAGCAGCGGCAATTATGTGTTATTATGTTGTTCGTGACATACCAGCCCATTCTTGTCTGGAGGTTGTACACATGCCCCGCAAAGTCAACCCTGTTAACGCTCACGACATTATCCGTTTGCGCAGCGAAGGGAAGAGCCTCCATGAAATCGCTGACTGCCTTGGCGTCTCCGTTGCAACCCTCCACAATCGAAGGAATGCGGGACTCATCCAATGGGGAAATCTCCCCAACATAGATCGGGTTGCATCCCTTGATGGCAGAAGCCTTGCGAAAGACCATCTTTCCGGGAAAAGCATTTTTTCGCTTGCCAAGGAAAGTGGAGTATCCCGAGCTTGCATTATCAAATCCATCCGCAGCGTAGGCGTTGAGCCTAGGCGTCAAAAGGAGGCGAACATACTCATAGCATCCAACAAGACGCCGGAACAGCATGCCGCCGGCGCTAAGGCTGCTAATGAGGCATGCAAAGGAAGAAAGGCCTCTATGGCTGAAAAAATCAAAAGGGCCGCCACGCGGTCTTGTATTGCCGGAATGGGTGAACGCGAAGTCTTGGAAGCCCTTATCAAGCGCGGTGTGCTTGCAGAATTGCAGTGGCCTTGCGGCCCTTACAATATCGACGTTGCCTGTCCTTCCGTCGCCGTGGAACTGCTTGGATTGCCCACTGCGCACCTCAGGAACCCCAGATTCAGCGAGCGAGCCAAATACCTTCGCGATCGTGGGTACTGCGTCATCCTTGTCCTTTGCCGAAACAAGCGTATTGATGACCTCACCAACGCGCTTGATCACGTCGTCTCCCTTGTTCAAGATGCCCAGAGCTTTCCATCCATGCGAAGTAAGGACTGGATGATTCGGTGTTCCTCGAAGCGTCTCCCCAGAAGCCGTGACAACCTCAATGAGCTCTCCGACATACCAGCGTCGATACGCTATTTCCACACCGTCAGCGAATGGCACCACTGAATCGCCCGGAAAACAGAAAACCTCCTCACCGGCTCCGGTCATCTCGTCCAGATAGCCGGCGCCCTTGTGTAGCAGACCCTTTTCCATGGCCCAGCTGCCGCGCATGGCGTAAACCTTCTGGTCGCGCTCCTTGTGGTCGGGCCGGTAGTCATACCCCGCCTGCCGCCAGTGCGAGCGCCACATGCCAGCGATGGCCTTGGTATCCGCGGCAATCACCGCGTCAATCGAGGCCATGAGCTTGTGGCCCTGGTCGATGGCCACGCGCCTTTCCTCGAATGTCACCCGGCGCAGCGCCTTGGTGATGTCCGCCTTGACCTCGCGCTTGTCCACTACGCGCGATCCACCCTCAGGGATGGAACTCGCCCAGCCAGAGAACCGCTGGAGTGTCCGGTCGACCATCTGCTCGCGGTTTAGCTTGATCAGGTTGGCGCTAGCCACAATCCGGCGGGACAACTCGTCGCGCAGCTGCGGTTTCAGATGCTGGATAGTGAACCGTGACGCATCCGGATGTCGGCGCTTGATGGCGGTCGGAGTCAGGACGCGCTCGAAACTGGCCTCCAGCGACCGCTTCAGATGCTGGTGGGTAACCTTCTCCGATGGGAGCTGTTCCTCAGCAGCCTTCTGCAGACGCTTCAGCCACAGGTCTAGAATGTGGGGGTCAGCGAAACCGTGCTCGGTGAAGTGAGCGATGGCGCTTGCCAGCAGTTCGAGGAAATTCACCGACGCGCCTTCTTGAAGTCGGAAAGGGCGAAACTGATACCCTTCGGGAGCCGGGAATCCATCCGTTTGTTCTGCCGCTCCACATCCTTCTCATTCGGCGCCTCATTCACCGGCTCATCACCACCCATAGGCGGTGCAGGTGGCTCATAGGAGGCCAACGCATCCAGATCAAGCGTGAGTGGCGCGGAGAACATCAGATCGCGCTCGTTCATCACATCTGCAAGCCAGCCCGCCAATACCGCCTTGTTTTCCGGGTCCATGACGGGAGCCATGACCTCAAACACCGCGATAGCGGACTTGGCAATGATGTCGTCTACCTTGACCTTTTCGCTATCCGGCTCGGTCAGCAGGTTGGGCCACACGGCGGTGAAGGCGTTCTTCCACTCATAGAACGCGGTCTCGAAGGGAACGTCGCCCAGCTCACCTGGATACTTGCGCTGGAGCGAGGCATAGAACTCCGGGTTCCACGCGCGGTGCATGACGATGTTGTCAAACCATGCATAAGCAGGGTTCATCTCCAATCGCTTGCCGGCGATGTAGGTAGCGATCTGCTTGGCATCCTCGCTTCCTTCACCAAAGCCCTCGGCCAGCGTCTCATCATTCAGCATGCTTGCAGGCATGTTGTCGGAGCTGGCGATGTTCTTCAGGATGTTGTTGCGAGCGAACTCGGCGGCATCCTTGAGATTCTTCAGGTCGATGGACTGAAGATCCTCGTCAATGCCCATCGAGATCACATTGCCCGTTTTGGCACCCTTGATGGCCTCGCGCTTGAATCCGAAGAAGCCACGCGTTCGCTGGTCCACAATCGAGCCAGGCTGTTTCATTTTAGCAACGAGAATGCCAGCCTTTTCCGTTACTGCCTGATCCGTGATCATCGACTGCACATAGGACTTCAGCGGGTACAGTCCACGCTGATAGACTGAACGACCGACGAAGCCAAAGGCGGAGTTGGTCCAGTCGATATAGATGGGCTGCTCGTTGGACATCACCAGCGAGCGGCTGGGGTGGTAGTTCTTGCCGGCCACACTCAGATAGCGCGGGGTCATGAAGTCCGGCGCATTCGGGTCTTGGTTGAGCGTAAGACTGCCGGCCGTGTTCAGCGGATCGGCAATGTTGAAATACAGGTCACGTTTCCACAACTCCTCGAGCGGTATCGGGCTCGTGGTCGGGATGTCAGGGCAGACCATGATGATCGAGGAAATGCCATATACGCGTGACAGCGTGGCAAGATTCTTGATCAGGGTCGTCGCACCCACACCACCGATCCGATCCCATTCTTTGCGGAAGGCGCGCACCAGATCCTCTTCGGGACCTCCTGGAATCTCGATCTCTCGCTGTTGGCTCTGCGCGATCGCTATGGGCTTTTCAGCCATCTTCGCGCCCAGCGGGTGATAGGTGTAGATCGTCTTGGCGATCTGATATGACGGGGCGCTACCGGGCTGGATTTCATCACACAGCAACAGGTCGATCAGTGCTGGAGAGAGGCTATTACCCACCCCAAGCAGGGCCGGGCCGCTCTGATTGGTGTCGGTTGATGCCATGAATCAATACCCTTCGGTGTCGCCCAGGCTGATGGCGACGCCATACGTGAATGTATCGAGAAGATCGCGGGGGCCGTCTTTCTGACCCATGCGGAAGCTGCAGACCTGCGAAATAAAATGGTTGCGCGTCTGGCCCTTGTAATTGACCGTCTTGTCGTGCGCGTAGCGGCTGATCTTCACCTCGCCGCGATAGACATAGCCTGAGACCGACAACGCGCGACCTTCCTTTCCCATAGCGACCAATGCACCATCAATGGGTGCTGCCGGCCATCCGCGCCGCTGTGCCTGTTGTAGCAACACG